ATCTTGCTGTTTTTGCCATCCCGCTATATATGCTTTACGTTCTTCTTCGCCCATCTTCGTGAAGGCTGCAATGTCTTCACTCTCTCGTTTGCGCTGCTTACCGAGCTGTGTATCCTCTATTGCCCTGAATCCAAGCATCTTTAATATTGCTTCGCCAATACTGTCTGAAAACTCTTCAAATGCTTTCTTTGCTTGAGAAACACGACCCTCTGTCGTTGTTAATCCTTCAGAGGCAAATTTGCTAAATTGCTTGCTAAGAATTTCAATCGCCTCGCCACTCTCTAATTGTTTATCTGTGAGTTCTTTTAGTGCCGGAGAAAATTTTGCCAACCTTCCAAGATTACCATCGAATGTTCCTGATAATTGCAGCATTGCTGCATTAAGATCCATTCCGGTTACATTAGCCAGACCCATTGCCGTCTCTACCATTAATTGTGTCTGTTTCTCTGTGCGCCCCAACTCAACACCCATGGTAATAGCCCCCATAATCTGATCTTCAGAGAATAAAGTAGACTTCATCATCTGATCTTTATAGGCTACGAGTTTAGAGATGTCGGCATTATTCTCATTTAATGCATGGGACAATCTTCGAAGGGCACGCTCATCGGCCATTGCTCCCTCGACAGCACCCTTAAAAAATGATGCTACTCCACTACCAATAGCAACAATACCCATATAACCTGCAGCAACACCGAGCAATTCAGATTTTAATCCACNCAACATTCCGCCCTTTNGTGCTTTCANCTTGTCGGTTATAGAACCGGCGGCATCACGAAGTTTCTTGAAGTTTGCGAGTGCGGCCCTGGATTCCGGGGAGTTAGGCCCAAACTGAGCAGCGGTGTTTTTGTAGGTAAGTCCGGCCTTTGATAATGCACGTCCGAGTTCGGCAAACTGGCCTCCCGATTTCTTTGCAAATTCATCAACCCCTGACTTTCCTTTATTTAAAGAAGTGACGAGCTGGGAAACATCTCCCCATATTTTTACACCTAAACTCAGTTCACTCATTTCTTCAGCTTTTTGTCACGTTCAAGTATCCTCTTCATGTCGTCTTCGGTGGGTACTTCGATTGCCTTTTCTTCGCGCTCCCAGGGAAATTCTATCAAATCCTTCGGACTTAACTCTTTTCCGGCCTTAACGTGTGGTGCAAGTAACTGGCATGTTTGCCACCTTATTCTCTCCCACTCACCTCTTTCTAAGAACTGCTGTCTCTCGTAGTGCCCATCAAGAGCATTCCAAAACTGCCTTGGTGTCATGCAGTAGAAATCACTCAACCCCAACTGCATTTGTCCTAACGCCAACCTTTCAAGGTAATCCCATGTGATTACCACCGGATCGCCTACGCTTCCGGTTCGCTTTTTTTTTCAACCGGACATGCCTGCGATTCGGCAAACTCAAAGAATATTCCAGCAAACATTGCTGGATTTTCTGAAAGCCAATCACCAACATCTTCGAGTGTTGCCGAAAATACCGGTATNGTGGCATCTTCCTGCCTTGCTTTTCGGTTTCCATCCTTCAACCCGGCATAAGCCAGGGCAATAATATGATCAAATTCCATTCCTGTGGAAAGCCGTTCCATTTGTGATACATTCAGGCCGGTAAGTTTTCCGAATGTGGCGAGTGCGTTGAAGCTGAAATGAATCGGCCTCAACACCCCGCCTACTTCGATTGTCTTTATCATGGTATCCTTTTAAAATTATATTGCCAATGGATCTGTTTCGGTTAAAACTCCATCACCCTGGAAGTTCACTGTCCAAGTTACATTTCCTTCGAGTGGCGCATTCTGCGACAGTGAAGTAATATAAACCGTTCCACCCCAATAGTAATCCTGCGTGCTGTTTTTAAACATTAAGGTTAGAGCGGTACCGGCTTCCCATGCTGCCCATAGGGTAATGTAACTGTTTGCTGTTGAAGGGTTGTAAAGTCCTTCTGTTGACACAGACCAGTTGCGTTGACCCGGAAGCACCTTTTTCCAACCAGCGGAATCCTTGTTACTGGTATCCCTCATATCACGCGACATGGATAAGGTGCATTGCGTTGCTAACGCGATAAGAGTTCCCCCCAAATACACGCCCAGGTCTGTTCCGTTAATTATTGCGTTTGTCCTTGCCATCGTTTTAGGGCGTTAAATTGGTTACTAAGTCAACTCTCCTTCTGTCAGCACACCATCACCTTCAAAAGAAGCGGTGTATGATACCGAAGTTTCATTATCAGCACTCTGATCAAGTGCCGACAGATAACCCTCGCCACGATAATGGTGGTCTCCGGATGTGGCAGACTGGAAGGAAACCGTTACCTGTGTGCGGTTTGTCATTAATGCAAACAGGGTTGAAAAGTTTGATTGTGTGACAAGGCCGTCAACATCAACCTTCCAGCTACGCGCTCCTTCGGCGTTTGTTTTCCATCCGGAGTCATCCTTTGAGAAGGTGTCGCGCACTTCGTGCGAAACTGATAACTTGCAACTCTTTGCCGTTGCAATCAATGTTCCATCTAAATAAACACCAATTAATTTTCCATTCATCACTCCTGTTGTTGCCATTGCTATTGATTTTTTAAGTGTTAAATTATTTTCTTTAAGATTGCGTAAATATTAAGACCGGCATTATTCCATGTATCTCCTACGACCGAAGTATGAAAATAAATGGATTTTGCCGTTGATTTGCTATAAATTTTATTCACAGAAATAGACGTGAAGGCACCGGATTGCAGAGTCTCTGATGTGAAAATGTCACTCCCTCCCGCTGTAGTTCCACAGGTAAGGATTGGGGAGTGTCCGGTGGTCTCATCAAACAATAAGGTCTCCAACATGTAACCAGCCGGAATCACACCCGCCCAAATATAATCTGCTGCCACCGATACCGGGCCAACAGGCAATGTTGAATCTATGTTCACGTCGCATCGTTTTTAACCCTTACTGAATATTCCTGTGCCTTATGGTGAATCTTTATGTCATCCTCAAACATGTCAACTTCGCCGATGTACATCATTGAATCTATGGAGCAACCGCCTACCTCGCCACTAAGTCCGTCAAGCCCTTCGCGCACAAGTCCCGCTATTGTATTAACCGATGAATATGATGTTGAAAATATGGATACCTGAATCCTATTCACATCAACCATTGAGCGGCTGTCCTTAACCGGCTCCGGAACCGTACTGATCACATAATAGGATATAGCTGATGTTATACTCAGATCGATTTCCTGTGGTATGCGGTTTGGATAAATCCGCGTAGCAATACCACTCAACCCATTTAATGAGGTGAAAATAGCATTACCGATAAGCAGTGTATCCCAGGTCATTTCCAAAGTCCTTTAAGTTTCATCTGAAGACCATTCTTTAATCTCATCTTAACAACCGGCTCCATTGCATCCCATGTCTTTCTGACGATTGGATTTGGCCGCACACGCGTTCCTCCATATTCATGGCCGCCGATTACGATATGATCATACCAGGCATCTTTCGATCTTACGCGGTTGAAGTTTACCCAAACCACAGGGATCTGATCGCCGCCCATTTTTTTGCCGATCGATTCACGCAGGTTGCCGGGCGTATGGGAACGAGAAGAATATCTGCCTGACCTTACCCCTTTCTTGCTTACCGGTGTGAGGTTTCGCATGGATGTTACCAGCAAATCTCCAACTGGCTTTAACTCATCTGCAAAAAATTTATACCGATCCATGTCGGAAAGTTCGGCGAACTTCGCCTCCAACTCTTCAAATCCGATCATTTCTACGCCTATCATACTACTTTCTTTGCTGTAAGTTCCAGATACATCTTACGGTCTCTCTCCGCTATATGAACAATGTCGTAATTCACAGAATCCAGCACAATGCGTGTCTTCTCTGTTANCCCGGTACGATAGCGGATTGTAAAGATGCAATCACCCACTACAGTNTTTTTATCGGCTATCATGCGCTCTGATCCACTTCCAAAACGAACCCACGCCCATACCGTTGCAGCTGTTGACCAGGTGCGCGTCATCTCACCATCAGCCGCCTGGGTTGATGTGAAATTCTGAAGTGCTATTCTCCGGTCAAGTTCTCCGATCATACCTCAATGACGCGATAAGATGATATTAGCATTTCAACTCCTAATGGTAATTCGGCTGTGGTACGGCCGATTTCTACTGCTTCTCGGTGTTCATACAAATGGCCAATCAGTAGAAGGATTGCCGCCTTTAACGGCCCCGGTACGGAAGCTGCTGATGCACCATAACCACACACATATGTGATAAGAATAGAATTTTCAATTTCTCTGTTTACTGGCCAATATTGACCGTACCTCAACACCAGCTGTCCTGGCATTGAATAAGTGTCAGCTTGGTACCCTGTAGAACCTGACCATGTTTGTGTATCTCCGTTTACGTCAACATAGACAACAGATGTGATTGAAGAAAGTGGNGAAGGATATAGCTTTAGTGCATCTTCATTTTCAGGCCACTCTTTAAGCGACATCTCCCAGGTTTGATTGATTAAAGCACACCCCGTCTTATTTTCAATGATCTCCCTTGCTGCTGTGATAAGCGCAGCAATAAGAGTGTCATCTGTGGTGTCGCTATCAAGCTTCAGATGCAACTTGGCCTCTGATGTACTTATAGGCTCAACAGCTGGGGCAGTCTTTAACTTCCACATGTTACTTACGTTTACGGTTCACGATCTTGGTGGTACGATTTACGGCACCGNCCTCCTCCGCTGTTTCAAATGCAANGGGCGGATTGTAGTCTTCAAGGATTTCAACAATTCCGGCTGATGAAAGGCTTTTAGCTTCCGAAAGTGGCAGGTCAATTTCCGCACCCCGTCCGCCTGAATATGTGATACCAGCAAAACTTTGCAATACTCTTACTTTTGTCATGGTTCTGTTTGTTTAAAAAAGGGGCGGCAACAGTGCCGCCCCATATTTATGTCAATCGTGATTAGGTAGCGGCGCAAACAGCATGCTTGATTGCAGCGATATTCATCAGCTCGCTGTCGGTACGATGCCACAGCTGGAATCCCCTCTGCATATAATCCATGTAACGCTCGTTGAATACGGTAAGAGCAACCCCCTGCACGTCTCTGATGTAGAACTGTGACCAGTCACCGAAATACATCGGTTTATTTCCGGCTGTTCCAAATGCATCGATATTGTCGTTGATAAAGTATGGGTGCCCTTCGATCATGTCGGGCTGGCCGGAGATCATCGACGGTTGCCACATGGATCGATCGTCGGAGGTACCGGTTGCCAGCTTCTTGATGACCTTCAATGTTGAATCTGCGAAGGCAAATGCGCATTTTGGTGATTTCCGGTATTCAGCATTTACGCTGTGCAGGAGGTCGAGAAGGACAAGTCGTGTGATGGCACTTTTTGCGAAATAGGCACCCTGGGTAGTTGCAGCAGTTTCAATACCGTTGGGCTCAGTTGTGCCGTTACCAAGGATGAAGTAATAATCTTCACCGCGGGCAACACGCTGTGCGAGCATGCCAACGATCAACTGTTCAATATTGAATGCTGAATCCTGAAGCAGTTGAACCGATACCGGTACAATGTCCGAATGGAACATGAAGGCTCCAAGGCTTTTCTGTCCGAAGCTGATCAGTGTCTGTGTGGCCAGTGTCTCTTCCGCCAGGATACGTCCTTTATTTGATGTGTCGTTCGTGGTCGGGAAATTGATGGTCTGACCATTCGCGGTTGTGAAGACAGTCGCCCAATTACGTATCGGGGAAAGTGCGGATAGGGTTTCAATAACCTTATCGCCGATGTTGGAAGGTACGGTGTAACCGCCCGTGGCAGCCGTTAAATTCTGGCCGCTCTGCGTTGTCCGGATTTCGGTATGTCCTTTCTCCAAATCTGCGGAACGTTTACCATTACGGATCAGATTTTCAAAAGCCTTGGTGTACTTGGCATCTTCTGCTTCGCGGCTTTCGTCAACAGGCTTTGCTTCGTTTTCAAGGCGTTCTGCCCTGCGGATTTCAGTGTTTACCGCTTCCATCTCAGTGTCAAATGCATCAAACTGACGACCTTCATCTTCGGTCATCAGTCGTTTTTCAGCGTCAGCCTGTTTCTTCAAGTCTTCCATTGAATGAATAAGGCGACCCTTTTTCTCTCTCAACTCTTTCGTTGTCATACTAATTAGGGTTTTTTGTTAATAATGGCCTTGTCAGGCTGTTTTTATTTNTGTTTATTGATGATAATTTTCGTCTTTAATTGTTCCTGTTGGATCTTTACCGCCATATCATCGTCAGCACTTTTCTTGTGTTCCGATTCTTTCTTTCTTGGAAAGTCTTCACGTCCCTCAATTGCTGTTCTTGCCTCCCTTAACATGGCTTCTGTTTGTTCGTATGCCGGGAAAACGACGGGAGAAGCATCATACAACTTTTCAAGCTTCAGGATTGTCCTTGTTACGGTACCCGTTTCTTTATTTTGCTCCAGGCGATCTTCTTTGACCGTGAATCCAAAGGACATTCCATCGATGTTTCCTACCCGCATATTTTCCCGTAAATCATTTGCAGCAGTAGTATCCGGGAATTCCCACGCAACAATGCCGCCTNTATTATCTTTACTCAGCCACGCGTTTCCGGCCTTGGTTCTGGCAACAATAAGGTTTGGATCGTGGTTCACCAGAACCCGCACATCATCCTCCATTACATCGTCCAGCGCGGATGAAGCAATCTTTTCGATGAATCCGGGCCACAATACTGTTTCCTGATCAAATACCAGAAAATGCCCAACGCCACGTGCCGGTACATCTGTTCCTTCACGAAACTCAACCGGAGTTCTCAGAACCCGCTTTTCAATTTTATATTCCATTTTTCACGTCTTTTGCCTGTTGATTCATAAGGTTTGCTGGTGTGAGTGGTTCATCTAATCCATCCAGCGGATTTTTATCTTCATATTCACGCGCCTCATTGCGCGTATAAATTCCAAGAGATACCATTGTATTCAGGTATGCACTACGGGCAGAGCTGTCGCCCCGGAGTAATCCATCAAGATTAAACTTGACATAAACCGTCCCCTTCTCGTCTTCACGTAGCAGCTTCCTGTTGAGTTCCATTTCCCATCTCACACACCGGGGCCGCATGGTGTTTACCACGAAATCAATCGATTGCTGTTCAATATTGCTGAATGAGCTTTTATCCAGGTCACCGATCATATGGGGTGGTACCCCGAAGATCCTTGCAACTTCTTCGAGTTGGAACTTCCGGGTAGCGATATACTGTGCAGCTTCCGGAGGGATGCCGATGGGTGAATACTTTAATCCAAATGGAAGCACAGGTGTCTTCCAGCTATTGCCCGATCCACCATGACGCTCCTGCCAGGTGTTGCGAATAAGATCGATCTGTTCTTTCTTTAAATTCTGATCACTTTCAAGAACTCCGTTGAATGAAGCGCCATTGGCAAAGAATTTCGCGCCAAACTGCTCCGCGGCAAGTCCAAGTCCAATATTTTCCTGAGCGATCTCGATGGGAGACTTCCCCTTAATACCATCAAATCCAAGTCCAGAAATATGTATCATTTCTGATTGCGTAATATCCTCGCCTGTACGATGGATCTTATACCGCAATGCTTTGGTTCCGTCTGCTCTTATGATCTGATACGGCTCTACGAGCGAAGGATGCACGAAATCAAGCCATTGAACGTTGTACTTTTTATCACGAATAATTTTAGAGTAAGCATTACCCCACAAGTCTAAACTTGCTTCCATGAGTTCACGCCAGTTGTACGAAGTGTACATTTCTGAGGGTTCATCATGGAGAAGATGAAAGATTTGGTGAGAAGGATCAATCTGTTTGCCTTTTTCCCGGTACCTGAAAACATTTAATGGAAGACTGGCCAGTGTAGAAGATAAGATACGAACACAAGAATGGACAGCAGAGAATCCCACTGCGCTTTCTTCTGTTACTGATATGCCGGAAGCAGTATCGCCGGTTGAACCGAATACCTCAAGTATGTTCGATGCGTTTACAGGAACACCAGGGTTTTCAATGCTTATACTTCTTACTTCTTCTGGCCGCTTCTTGCGGCCAAATCCAAACTCAATATACATTTTCATGAATTGTGATGCAAAAATACGCCACTAACTCACGAAACCTGGTAAACAATGTTTATTTTCTTGTAAAAGTTGTCAATTGATGATTATTTTTTATTAATATGGCGAGATAAAACCTGCTTGAATGTATCATAATTGCTATACTTGTTTTTGCCAAACGCGCTATGATATTGACGTTCGATGGCATAATAGGTTTCCTGACAGGTTCCATAATCTGAAAGCATGTCAAAGTATCTTTTTATAAATCCTTCTACAGTTAGCAATTCTTGAATGTATGGTTCTATCATCGTTGAAGATTTAAAGGTTCGAATAAGTCATAGGGAAATTTATCATATCTTAAAATATTTGTGAATGAATGAATTATCTATATATGTTATAGATGTTGCCCTGGTTTCAATGTGCATCATTAGGTTAATATTTGTGTCTGTTTTAATATCAACGATGTATGGATGATTTCCGACTTCTGCCACAATATCAACCACATCGCTCATGCGCTTTAGCGACATTGCCGAAGATGTGTCAAGTCCGCTATTCAGCTTCGGTTCGTAAAGTGGATACTGCTGATCATAAAACTGCTTTAATAGATCATAAGCGATCATCCTTCCAGCCCCGATGCTGCCAATATAGTTGTAATTATGAAAAAATATGGTCTTTCCTGTAGATAACTCATAGAAATACAGTCCATTTATGCCGAATAACTTATACCTTTTGTTTAAATAAGGTTCGTAAAGCTGCTCAATATCAGCATGAATAAGATCATCAGACCCGAAATTCATCAGATAATCGAACTCATAATGGCTCATAACATACTCAATTCCGGCGTTCATCTTCTCCCCAAGAGGGAGATTCTTATAATAAATCGCCTTAAATCCATGCTTTTTCACGCTCTTCTGGTTCTCTTTAAGGAAAGAATCTTCCGGCGACATAAGGCAAACCACCTGAATTTCCCAAGATACAGTATTGATAAATTTTGAAAGGTTATCCAAACAGATGCGCAGCACCTCTGTCCGTTTATAAATTGGAATCAGGATTAGTATTTTCATAACATATATATTTCTCCGGAGAATACTTCTTTTTTGTCGGCTGCCAGCCAGTTACCTATTGCCATGCCCATTGCAACAGCACCGTCAATCTTATCCTTGGCTTTCTCTTTATTGAATTTCCTGTTCCCGTTACTATCTCTCATGATCAACACGTTTGCAACCATCCACCGAAGAACAGGATTACCTTCATGATTCATCGTTCCGCCATAAATCTGCTTTTCAATTTCATTGATGGCCGGAGTGAATGCCACGGTGGTTTGTGCATAACCCTCACAAGTAATTCCGCTTTCTCCAACCTTGATGATCAACTGTGAAGAGTTATTCCGGTCGTAGGCCAATCGTGTAATATTGAGTATTCCTGCGATCTGTTGAATGTCGTTATAGATATATTCATAGTCGGTTACGTTGCCCGGCGTCGTTACAATCCATCCATCTTTTATCCATTTGGTTGTATTGATATTCTCTTTACGCAATCTTTCTGCCACGGAATCTTCCGGGATATAAAACCTCATAGCCAGCTGATTCTTCTCTCCCGGAATGAAAATGGCAAGCGCGGCGTAGTCACGCACGGAAGCAAGGTCGAGACCGAGATATGCCGACCCGCCAGAATAATCTTCCAGATTAATCCGATCACCGGAACACTCCATCCACTTCTGGTCAGGGATCCATGCCTCTTGAGAATCAGTCCAGATATTCAAATTCTTGGTCTTAAAATCAACCTCTTTACTGCCTCCCTCGTTTTTTGCCTTGATATACCTGTCTTTAAGAAATTCCATCCTTACCGAAACACCAAGGTTTGGGTTTGCCTTGATCCAAGTGCGATGATCTTCCCAATCATCTCCTTCATCAAGGCAAAAAATCATTGCCAGGTGTGTCTCATCTTGCTTTATGCCTTTAAGAATCTCTATGGATGTCTTCCTTGCTTCCGCGTAACACGGCCCCTGTCGGTTGAACCCGGCTGTAGTTATGATGTCGAGTAACGGAGACCGGCGTGACCCCATCCCGGATTCCAGCACATTCAACATGCCACTGTTGGGATGGGCGTGGTACTCATCAATAATACCATATGAAGGATCAAACCCATCTTGAGTATTACTATCGGANCCAAGTGGATGTATGAATGATGATCCANATGTAACGGACTTAGTGAACACCTTGAAATACTGATCAAGGCCGGGTGTCGCCTTGATGATATTTTGAACGTCACGAAATGCGATCCGGGCCTGGTCTTCT